TCAGCAGTAATCTCTTGGGCTAATGCCGCCATGATTTCTGCTTCTACATCGATACCTTGTTGTGCTTGAGCATCTTGAGCCGCTTCAAACGTCCATCTTGCTTGTAGTTTTCTAGATTTTGCTTCAACTGTTTGTTTTAGGATCTGTACGTTCAATTTCTTACCACCGGCACCTTCTAGTGATGCTGTTGCTGATCCTTTTGCAGGTGAACTATCGTTACCTGAATAAGAACTTGCGATTTTGAACGGAGATAGAGCCTCGTCACCAGCAATTACATTTGTTGCACCACCTGTAGTAGTGTCAGCATATCTAACTCTGAGTGTGTGGATCTGTCCCACAGGACCTGTCATAGGTTGTACACCAACGATTTCGTTAGCAATAACTGTAGGCATTACCCTACGAATTACTGGAAGAATAACTCTGTTTAGAGTTGCTACGTTACCGGCTGAAGTTGCGCCAGTTGTTGCCTGCTCAGATAAAGTTTTTCTTGTGTTTTCTAAAACAACGTCCATTACTTTTTGTTTTTGGCCACTTAAACCGTCCATAAGTGCGGTTTTAGTTTCTGACCATTTGTTTTCTAAGATTACATCAGACATTTATTTCTCCTTAAAGTCCTGCTAGTCTGCGGATGTCAACAATCTCGTTGTCATCTTCTTGATTAAAAGTATGGTTACTTTTATTGCCTGTTACTTCTGCCTTTTCTTCGTTTATTATTTTGCCTTTAATGACAGCCTTATTTTCCATAACCGCAGGCAAGTATTTTTGAAATGCCTTGTCAAGGTTGGCTGTTTTAACTGATTCTAGAAGTTCACTCATTAGTTTTTTCTTATCACCTGTCAATGGTGATAAAAGTTCACTAACGATTTGACCACGATTCACTTTATCTTGGGCGATACGGATCTCTGCGTCTTTGCTTTCAACAAGTGTTGTAGTTTCCGTGATCTTGTCTTGTGCTTCTGTTAGTTCAGTGTCTTTATGTGCAATTTGTTTTTTGAGTTTTGCAATCTCGCTCTTTTCCATCAAGTAGGATGTTTGAAATTCATTAGCAAATGCCTCAAAAATTCTTCGTCCAAAATTGACTTCTCTTGCTGAAGTGATGTCATCACGTAATTGTGAAATCTCTTTGTTAAGAGTTTTCTCAACTGCTGTCTTAACCATTGGAGCGGCTTTTTCAGCAAATCGTTTTTTCATCTCTTCCATTTTTGCTCTCGCTTCAGCCACTAAAGCAACCTTCGTTTCAACAACATCTTTTTTGTCTGCGTTGAATTCTTGGATTTCTTTAGCAAGTTGATCGATGACAAAGTTTTCAAGTTTTTCAAAGTTTTCTGCCACAGTTTTCTTATCACCATGTAGATCTTTAACTTCTTTAGTCAATTGTTCAACAACGAACTTTTGAAGAACGTCCTGACGCTCAGCCATTACTTTACGATCAGCAACGAATTCGTTGATCTCGCCGGCTAAGTTTTCAGTCACCATTTTGTCTAATGCTTCGACCATCACTGACTTGTCGTGTTCGTAGCGTTGTGCAAACTCTTCACGCAATTCAGCACTTACTGAGTCATGGACTTCTTTTAATTTAGATTCCCATTGCTCATCTATTTGTTTCTTAAGGTCATCATTAACTAGCGACGATCCTAAGAGGTCTTTGATAGCATCAAGCATATCGTTCTCCTAACTTATCTTCAAGTCTCGTATAAGTTTTGCTATCCCATCACTGAGATATTTTTGTACACGGGAATTTTCCCTTGCACCGGCGGCAATCTCCAGCAACTTATGTCCACCTTCCATGTTCAATAAACCTTCGTATATTGCTGTTGGGTAGGCATTTGGTGCTGATGGTTGTGCCACCACATCCACGGTAACGATTTCGAAGTCCGTAACATTCCCTGATGATTCATCTACGTTTCCAGAGCCTCTAGACGAGACACCTAATTTCACTCCGGATTGTAGCATTGTTTCAACAAGTTTACCCATTGGTGTTGGCAAAATTTTCATCTTACCATATCCGTTGGGACCGTCCATCCACATTTGCGTTATCATGTGACTTACTCTATCCAGATTCACTTTTAGATCATCTGGATGATCAACCTCTCCTAGGACACTATATCCACCGGAGACTTGATCTGATATTTTTCTAACTGCTTCTGCAATCTCATTCACTGGATACACACGTTGGTTTGCGTTTTTGACGCCACCTTGAATGCATATTCCTTTCATGAATAAGTCTTTACCACCGTTAGCATCACTTTCAATCACGACTTGTGCCTGATCAAAAGTAAGATTTTCTCTTAGTAGTTGCATACCAGTTCTCCCTCTAATTTACTTTTTAACTTACTTCGGTGTTACAGAAGTTTTGTTATCTGGTGTATCAGCGGTAGTTGGTTTTGGTGCATTATCCATTTTCGCTTTTTTGATGCCTGGCTTGTTTTTTGCGTCTACACCCATGTCTTTAGGTTTGTCCGCACTTTTAACTGCGCCTGCTTCTTTAGTATCCATCAAATCACTTGCGTTAGCAGATGGCTCTGTGCCACCTTTTGCCGCTACTGGACTTTTGCTAGACTCTTCACCGTTACTCATGTCTGCTTTAACCATGTCTGAGTATTCGTTGATTAGTTGTTCAGCAGTTTTACTTTCACCTTCTTCAACTTCTTCGTCAGCAGTTTCTTCTACTGCTTCTTCTTCTGTTGCGTCCGCTTCCATTTCAACTTCTTCACCTGGCATTTCTGGCATTTCTGGCATTTCTGGTGCGTCGGCTTCTTCGTCGTCGCCTTTATCCTCATCACCCATCATTGCGTCAAATTCTGCTTTTAATTCATCTAGAGCATTTTCTAAGTCCATTACTTTGTCCTTAACTGCTTCTTTTGAACCTTCTGCATCATCATCATTGTCAGTTGGATCCATATCACCTGCGTTCATTGAATGCATCGCTTCTGGTGCCATTTCGTCACCGTTTTGTTCTGCATTAATATCAGCAATTAGATCGTCAGTAGCATCGCCACCAACTTCTTCGATAGTTTCGTCGGCTTCATCAGCAGTTTCTTCTACTGCATCTTCTTCTGATGCTTCAGTTTCTTCTACTGCGTCGTCATCTGATGCTTCAGTTTCTTCTACTGCTTCATCATCAGACTCTTCGCCTTCTTTTTTCATTTTATCTTTTTTGGACTCTTCTTCGTCGTCCTTTTTTTCTTCTTCTATTTTAACATCTTCAACGTCTTGTTCTACAAGTTCGTTATAGATATCCCTAGACTTTTCAACTACGATATCGTGGAATAGTTCTTCCGCTTTATCGTTTTCTTCGTTGACAAGAAGGTCTAGTAATTCATTAAATTTGTTTGACATTTAGATCTCCGTATCTGTTCTTGTTTGCAAACAAGCCATATGGCTTCAAGTGTGTGTATTTACACGAAAAAGGGTATTAGGTAGCAGAAAAGGGGTCCTTTTAGGCTATTTTTATGCAAATAGTGATTATTTGCTCAATTTATTTATGTGCGATTCAAATTCTGCATAGGACATATCCCTCAAATTGGGCAAATTGTGAAGTTTGGGAGGTAAATCTAGGTTAAAGACCTCTTTAGACCCTACTCTAAAAAACTGGCAGTCAGGGCCTACATCATGGGCATTGTGCCTCATCTGATTCTCCCAATTCCCAGTAAAAATAGGATCATGTGTGGGTGCTCTGTAATTTTTTGTGCCTTTGAATATGTTGTTGATCTTTTTATTAGGACTTGTAAAATCCATACCCAGTATATAAATGTTCTTGAATCCTTTCATTATTGCTAGACGCACAGTGGTTGGGCCTGTGCTCCAGCCCCAATCTGTTGGAAACTTTATAGCAGGTGGTGATTGTACTTTGGCACGTGGATAACTCCAAAACTCGTGTTTGTGTGCATACCCTGAGTCATTGATTTCCCTTGCCATGTTGACATCAACTGCTACAAGATAATCCACAGGAAAAGTCCTGTAAATTGCATTACAGCCAAATATTGCAAGATCTTTATTCCTTAGTTTTTCTAGATCAAATCCTTGTCTGCTTTCACCGTTCATTATTATTACTGCTGTTTGTGAATTAGGAAATGGATTAGAGGGAACTTTGGTTACAGATTCTCTGTACAAAGCCATCTTTGCAGTTTCTTTGCGTTTTTTGTTGGGTAACCCCTGTCCAGCCATATAGGTAGTTATTTTATTTGGTAGACTTAGACCGCAGGTTCTGATGGCTGTGCGTACATTTTGTTCACACGTTCCATGTCTCGATCGTATTCTTCTGCTTTGGATTCAATACTTTTGCGTAAAGCATTGATTTGTTTGAGTGTTAGTTTTGTTTTTCTTGTGTCATCTAATGATCGTACTGTGATGTCATCTTCGTTGTCATAACGAGGATTTTGAAAAGGATCATTTTCATATGCAAAAAATTCAAGTAATTTCATATTAATATTTATAAGTCTGCTGGTTCGCCAGTGTCACCTGGTTCTGTTGCATCTTCTGGGCCTTCACCTTGTACTTCTGCACCTGGTTCTGGTGTAGGATCTTCTGCTGACGCTATGTCACTGCCTAGTGTGCCAGGTGATACACCAACACCTCTCATGTCAGAACCTTTACCGCCCCTTGTGTCTGGTGTGCCATTTTCTTCATGCCATAGATTTTCATTCTCTGCAATCTCTTCTTCTGCTAGTCCTAAGAAACGTTTCATTGCAAATCTTTTGCTTAGATATGGATTCTCGGCAACAGCCGCATAAGTGTTTACTCTTGTGCCATCCATTTCCATCTGTCTGTATGATGCAAAGTTCTGTGGCTCATTGAATTCAACATCAAACAGTTGACTGTCAATGTTTATGCCTCTTGTTTTAAGGAAGTATTTGAATTCTAAATCAAAATTGGGTGCAATCAAACTCTGTAATCTTTCACAGTATTTGTTGAATCTAAGTTCTTGTATGTAAGCAGTTCCTACTCTGCCATCTGAATATTGTTGCTGTCCATCATCTGGACCAGTTGGCAAGTATGAACTTGGTATTCTTAAACCACGTACCAACTTGTTAGTAAAGTATCTCAAGTCATCAATCTCACCTAGGTTAGTACCACCTGGTAATGTTTCTACTTTGGATCCTCTACCTTCTGCTGTTTGTGGAAAGAAGTAATCTTCATTGATAGACAGAGGATTGTATCCTGCATCCATTTGATTTGATCCACCGCTCACAGATGGAATACGTCTTTGATGTATTTCATTTTTTACACGTTCCACAAACCCCATTGCCAAGTGTGTTGGCATATTACCTACATCAATATAGAACACTCTACGTTCTGGTGCTCTGTGTACTCTGTAGATTATGATTGCGTCTTCTAACAGTTCTTTCTGTTTGAACACTTTGAATATGGTTTCTAATATTGAATTACCAAATGGATAGTTTGTGTCCATGCCTTCTGATAAACTTAGGTGTACTATGTGATTTGCGTCAATGGCAGTTTCATGTTGTGTCTGTTGAAAACGTCCACCTGAACCACCTGAACCATATGCATTGGTTCCCATGTTGCCTGCTTGAGTTCCATAACCTGAATTACCTTGTCCGCCCACACCTGGTGATGCGTATGTTACGTTTGCTGGTATAGTGGTTGCTGTTAATTTTTCTGTGTTGATGTTTAGATCTTTTACCACATACTGTTCTGGCTTTTTGCCTTCTGATTCATTAACAATAATTTTGTCTACCTTGCTGGAATCAACATGATACATTTCTAATGTTTCTGGATCTCTGATAAAAAATGCATCACCATACTTTAGTACATTTCTAAATGTTCTGAAAATACGTTTGTCCATGTCTTGCAGTTTTACAAATTGTTGGATTGATTGTTTTAAGATTCTTGCTTCTGTTTCAGATGGTGAATCTTTGAATGTAAGTTTGAATGGTGTGCCATTTTGTTTGTTGGATTGTGTGCAAAATTCAGCAATGATATCAAGTGCCGCATTAACTTCTGAGTCTTGATCCATTTGATCATATTGATAGTAACGCTGTATTCTGTTTGGATGTCCCACATACACTTCTGGCAGATATGATGAATAGTTTTTTGTGCCTGTGCCATCGTAACTGCTGGTATTGCCTAGTGGCGACATCTGCCCTGATGTGTTTGTTTGTGTGAAGTATTTTTTCCAACTCATATGATATTCTTTATATTAACACTATTATAAGTGTGTTGTCAATGTATTTAATCATTTATTCTAAGTTGACATTAAGAGATTTCAACAAGTCTCTGTCTACTTTTTTCATTATGCCTGCCAAATTACTGTTCTGCTCGATCATAGTGTTTAATGCATTGATCAATGCATCTTGTTCACTAGTATCCAATGTGCCTGATTTGTCGACGTCTGCTATGCCCATCTGTTCAAGGACTACTTTACGGATCTCCGATCTTGCATCATTTTTCGCTTTGGTTTCAACTTTACCGCCTTTTAGTTGCTTCATTTCATCTGTTAATAGTGGGTTGGCATCCAGTTGTCTAGTGGTCATTGCAATTCCAAATGGCAGATCCAGATCTCTCTCATTCAAAATTACTTTGCCAGCATCAATGTATGCTTCTCGAATTTCTTTTGGACTATCTACAGAACCAAATGCTTTATCAATTATTTCCGTGATATATCCTGTTGATGCTGTGGCCATTGACAAAACAAAATTTGCTAGTGTGCCATCTTTGGTTAATTGTCCTAATATAGTGTTCCTTGTTTGAAATCCACTTATCTCTACGTTCTGTCCTGCATCCATTAAATCTTTTGTAGTTTGATCTCCAATTTCTTGATCTGCCTGGGCCTCTGCTGTCGCTAATGCTTCAAGATACGATCCCTCAAGGTCATCTAGTATTCCTCTCAAAGGTGCTATTTTACCTACTATCTCAGCAAGGTCGCCCGCACCTTCATTGAATTTTCCTAATGATGCAATGGCCAAACTTGTTTCATCGAAGAATGCTTGACCCAATCCCTGTACCAATTGAGCCTGGGCACTTGCTAAATCCTGATCAGTTGCGGCACCCATGGCGGTACCGAAATTATCCATAAATTCTGCGATGTCAACTCCTGCTGTAGATAACACTCTACCAGTGTTAGCAGATATTGTGCCGGCTGTGAGCAATTCCTGTACTGCCAACTCGCCCACGTCACCAAATTTGGCTTTCAAATCTTGTGCTATAAAAGTAAAATTTTCTGCGGCCCGTGAGTCCATAGTCATCAACTTGGCCTGGACTGCACCATCAAGATTGGCTTGTCGTAATTCCTCTGATACTTGGTCAGCCGCTTTGCCTTGCAGTTTTGCCAATGTGGCAGTTCTTATTATGTATTGTCTGACTGCTTCAGCCTCCTGCTGACTGTCACCTTGCAGTTGTCGTCCTGCTCTGGCTTGTATTTCAACATAGTCCGCTGTCAT